AGGTAGTCCAAATCGGGTTGGATCGTTCGCGTCCCCTTCGGTAGTGCTGTTCGTAGTGTGTTGAGAACCGCAGACGCTTCGCGGTTCCTCAAAGCCAAATCACCGTCCAAAATCAGCTCGAAACTGATGGTCCGCGGACCACCAGTCGCGTACTGGTAAATCGGAAGTGCCTGCGCCGGTAACGTCTGTTGCGCGTACGTGACGGTCTTCGAGTCCTCGATGGACTCCGGGTTGCACATGAACGGGTACCGAAACCCGGTCTTCGTTTCAACGAAGTAGCCTCTGGTAGTCACTGCTATCTCCTGTTCGCGGGGTTCGTGTGTCCGAGTCTCGCCTGTCGCTCCTGCTCCGACGCGTTCACCGCACGCGCTACCGCGTCGTTTCCGAGCATCACGCCACCGCCGCTGGGAGCTTGTGGTCTGTTCCTACGGAGTTCTTCTCGGATTCCCCGTAGCACTGCGGTCTGTTCTTCCATCGCGTGGTCTCGGTGGGGTCTTCGAGACTCCCCCTCCCCGATGGGGACACCTGTATCGGAAGCCGTCGCTGACGACGTAGGTACTGTCACGACTTGCTGTGACAACACGTTGTTTGCGGGTCCTCCCGCGTAGATCGTCGCTCCGCGCCGCTGCATGGACATCGGAACGGGCTGGTGAAGGAAATTCGCGACGGTGACCACCGCCTCACGGATCCCGTCCAACATTCGCCCGATCATCCCTTCGATCAAATTGGCAAGTGTTCGGAACGCTGCCATGACCCCTTCGTTTCGCCATGTGTCCACAAGTCCCGCCATCACTTCCCCGAGGGAAACGAGGTCGCGGAAAGCGTTTACCAAGGGTCTTACGAAAGCGAAGTACACGCCCCGAAGAACCGCCCACAGCGCGCGCGCCACAGGGGGGATGAGTCGCATGACTGCCAACATGATGAGGAGCTGTCCAATCATCGGAACAAGCGCTCCTTTCAGAATGAACCGAAGAACTGTCGAAACTTCGGTCCAGTTCTCCACAAGCCACCCCACAATGTCGCGCGCCAACATTCCAAAAGCTGCAAACGCAGGGATGAGTACTTCTTTCGCGATCAACGCAAACATTCGAATTCCTGCCACCAAGTACTTCACCGCAGGAACGATGACAGACCGCAACACCTCCCCAAGCGCGACTCCTCGTTGTTCTGCGCCGAGTAGCGAAGTTCGGACAGACTGAAAGAACCCATCGGCTGCAAACACGCGCTGAAGTTCTGTCCACACCTGGGAGATTGCGCTCTTGATTTCATTCCACCCCCACACCAGTTGAGGCTCAATCTCGCTCCAGATGGAACGCAGGGTGTAGTAAAACCCGTGCCACGCGCGTTGTGCCCTCGCGATCCACCCCACGATGTTTCTGTAGTACTTGTCGACTCCGTAGCGCTCCATCGCGCGGTACGTCTCTTCAGTGACCCACGTTGACTCCTCACCCCAGTTCGAAACTGCTTCCGTGACTCCGCGCACCAACGCAAACAGCCCACGGAAGAACGTCTGGATCCCTCCGAGGTTCGTCTCAAAAGCCCTCTTCACTCCGTAGGCCACGAGACCAATCGCCGCCGCCGCCAGAATGATGTGCCCCAACACTGTTCCAACCGCTGTCAAAACAGGAACCACCATCCCAGCAGCCGCTTGAATTGCAACAATCGCCGCCGCCACCGACGCCAACACCGTGAGAAGAGTTCCCAAGGCAATCGCTAGCGCACCACCAACAGCAAGGAACATCATCGTGTACTTCACGAGATTCGGGTACGCCTTCACAAGCGAAACCATCCAGTGCCCGAGATGAATCGCTTCCTTGATGACGTACGCAATCGCGTGTCCCAGTGCTGTGAACGCACTGGAAACAGCCTTCATAAAGTCCTCGTCCTCTTTCATGTGCACCATGAAGTCGTGCAACTCAAAGAGAACAGGTGTGATCGCCGCCAATCCATCCTTTCCAAACGCCGCGAGAAGCTGCTCACTCATAGAGTGGAGTCGCAGAGTCGCCATGTTGAACGTTCGTCCCACCGCTTGCTGCGCACCTCCCCAGTGCTGCGCGAGTGTTCGAACAATCGCGTTGTACTTCTCCTGGTCGTTTGTCGCCCGCCCGATCTCCGCACGCATGCGGGTCACTTCCTGCGCGGAAAGACGCATCTGGTACTGGAGAGAGTCGAACTGCCCTTCCAAAGCTCCCTCCACCATTCGGATCGTGTCGCCGAGTCCGACCTGCGCCCCCGCAGCCGCGTCCGACAACGCTTCAAGGCCCGAAATCATGTTTCCGGTCCCAGTGGCGAACTCTCGTTCCAAGCGCGTAGGGTCAATTTCGTGGAACGCTGACCGCAACGCCGCCACCGACTCCACGAGCTGTGACATCGGGTATGACGACTGCTGCTCAAACTGCTGCAATCGCGCGAACGCTTCTTGTGTTCCATCCCGAAACGCGAAGGAGAACGAAGCCTCCAACTGGTCGAATTCCGCCGCAGTGTGGAAGACTGAGTGTGAGAGCTGCTCCACTGTCCCCACCATCGAGTGTCCAACACTGTGCAACGTATGCCCCGCGTGTTCAATCGCCTCGATGGAGTGTATGAACCCACCGAAGGAATGCCCCAGGTGTTCGGTATGAGACGCGGCCTCCTCTGCGGAATGACCCACTTCCTCGATGGCCTCCGCCACATGTTCGAGGTCTTTCTTCGCCTCTTCCCCGTTAGTTTCGAACGCAAGGAAGAACGGCGCATCAAGAGCGCCACCCGCGCGCACTCGACCCCCCCGAGGTCCCATCCCCCCAGAACGTCCACGACCGCCACGGTCCCCACCGCGCGCCCCTAGACCGCTACCTCTTCCTCCTGCCATTCGGACCTACTTTCTGCGCTTGTTGCTCTATTCTCCGCCGTTTCTGGCGGCGAAGAAAGATCCGAAGCTCTGAAGGTAGGTCTAGCGTAGTTTCCGGGGACCATTTGTAGACTTCGGCGAAGAAATCCACGTCCCACCAGACGCCGGACACACGAACGCCAGTTTCCCGGTCTAGTTCGATTCCGGCTCGGGGGAGAAAAAACTTTTCTGGTCCGTTGGGATCCTGGTTGTGTACTCCCGTCCGCACGTCGGTTTTCTACACGGAAGAATGATGGACGTGTCCACACTCCCAAACGAGTCGGAAGCTCGAAGGATTGCTGCCCGGTCCTGTGTGCGCAGGTCTTTGACTGCCGACAGAGACTCCACAGGAGCCCCGTCGATACTCACCAACAACAACTTCAACATCCGCGAGGGTCGAGAGTCGGAGTCATCCTCCATGATGTGACTCACAGAAGCCGCGTCCTTTCCACGAAGAGGCCGCCACGCGTACGTGGATCCCCCGCGCTCCAGGTACTCCACGTGATTCAGCTTGACCACCTTCGAGGAGTACCGAACCTCTACCTCGTTGAGCATGTGGTAGTAGCCCTGCGTGAGTTTTTTGCAGTGCGGGCAAGTCATGTCGAACGTGAACTTGTGACCCGAAATCTTCTCGTCCGGGTCATGCACCGCCAACTGTCTCAGTCGCAGAATTTGAAGTGTGCGATTCGCCAGAGGCATTTCTTCGTAGAGTGCAGAGAAGAACTTCGGAAGACTCTTCCGCGTCTGCCCCTGTGGTCTCTCCAAAAACCAAGAGTCATCGTCGCCCGCGCGCACCGTGCAACGCGACAGCACTTCTGTGAACCGTTCCGCTTGCTGTTGCTTGTTTCCAGACGTGTTCGCGAGAGCGTCTTCCACCCACCCGTCAAACCCTGTCAGTTCAACGCGTGTAACGACTCGCACGTCACTTCCGTGCAGCACTTCGAATGGCGTAGGAACACGGATCACCCGCTCCGGTTCCGACCAGAGGTCTTCTTGCATCTGTAACTCCGTAGGAAAAAGAGACGGGTGGGAGCGTACTACACTACGCGGAGAGTCGGTAGCCTTCGTGCACAATCGTGAGGGACTCGATCATGTTGTCTTCACTGGTTCCCGAGAGTTGAGGAACATCCGTGTGAGCCTTGGGCCACGCTTGCTCCACCACGTAGGTCTTGTCGACGTCGCCGTTGTTGTTGATGAGTCGCAGTTCGATCTGGCGACGAAACTCACCAGGGTTCCCGCGCACCCCGAAAGCCGTTACCTGCGACATCCAGTCTGTGAAATCGCGTGACTGCGCACCCGCCACGTCCGCGAGTTTCCCACGTGAAAGCGTGATGTCCGCGTACGTGACCCGCGTTGGCGACTTCTGGTTCGTCTCGGAGCCGCCTTCCGCGTACTCCGCAACGCCCACTTCCTTCGAGAGTCCAGAGCACTCCTGAAACCCCGCCGCCACAAAACCGTCGACTACCAACAGCCAACGGAATGACTTCATGGGGTCTTCGTGTTTGCTTCTTCCCATTGTCAACTCCTTTTAACACGCCCCATTACGGAAGAGTGTTTGCAGCCGCGGCATCCGCCGCTCTTGTGTCCTGTTCCACAGTGACTCCCGCGAACTCCGCCGCATGGACGGGAGCCGCACCGACACGCGCCAACAGTTTACGGGCCTGTCGCACCGCCAACGTGTTGTTGCTCTCATCGCAGATGACGAAGTACGCCTGCGAGGGTGTGTTTCCTTCGAGGCCACCCTTCTGACGAATCGACTCCAAGAATCCTTCGATGTTTCTCTTGAAGCGGTTTCTCGTGCTCGTGTTGTTCACTTCCATGTTCACCCACCCGGAACCATCTCGGATGGAAACTTCGATGTGAAGAAACAGACGGCGCACAGACGTTTCGATGAACTCTCCCGTTGGGTCGAGTGTCACGTTGCCGTTGAAGTAGAGTCCGACGCCAGAACGCACCAAGAACGCGTTGATGCGCGCCGGGTAGAGCGTGTCGTAATCCGAGGGGATTACTTCCAACTCCACGCCAGTGACACCGGCAATTCGACCATCTACCTCGCCCGCCGCAGGCTTCCACGGTCCACGGGACGCGTCAGTCTTGGCGATGATTCCCTGACGCGCGCCCGAAGGCGGCACCAGTTGAACGGACCCGTCGAGAGGACTGAGCGCCTTCAACCACGGGAAGAGTACTTCAGCGTAGGACGAGTACCGATTGATGGTGGTCTGCACCGCCGTCACCGCCCCCGACACCGTGGTTCCAACAGGGAGTTCCACTTGAGCCAGGAACGTTTTTCGAGACTCTGCGTAATCCACAAGGGTCTGCATCACCGACGTCGTGGTGACACCGGGGATCGAGAGCATCCCGAAGTCCTTGACGGTGTCGAATGCGTAGATCCCGGTCTTCCCAGAGCTGGATCCGTTGTAGTCCGCCGCCGCCACGGAAGACCCATCCGAGCCCGCTGTGGAGAGCGTAGTGGACGTCGTGTCGGCGGGTCGCGGATCCGCAGTCGCGGACGCTTGATCCGTGACTGTGAAAGGCGACGCGTACGTGTTGTTGACAATCGTTTCCACGTACCGCGAAGACAACGCGGACATGCGCAAGTCAGTCCACACGTTGATGACGTTTCCGTCCCGGTCAATCGCTTTCAGATCAAACGTGAGCAAGTACACGGAACCTGGCGAGATCACACCGCCGGGGGTCACCGACGCGAACGTGACGACGTTTCCGTTCTTCGTAAGCACAGTCACGGTGATCGAGTCGGAACCATCCGTGATTTGCAGAAGGTCACCAACCTTCACTTGCGACGCGTTGGTCAACGTCGCAGACGTCGTAGGAGACGCTGCCAGAGAACCGACCACGGTGGTCAACAAGCGCGACTTCCGGGTGGAGGTCACCTTGAGTTCCTTGCCCCACGCGCCCGGAGAAGACGCCTCGACCTTCAGCGTGTTCACAGGAGCCGCGTCCTGGAGCATCGTGTACGCGGCGGTCATGTCGAACGTCGTAGGGTCGGTGATCGTCGTGAAGTGCGCTGCTCGCGAGATCCAGCAAATCTTCCCACCATTCTTGAAGAACAACTCGACAGATTCGTACATGTACGAGTCCGTTCGAGCCTTCCCATAGAAGGCCACGAATTCTGCGAATGAGGAAATCTTCTTGGGTACGCGCGGTGTTCCCTTCTCAGTCACGCCGAGAAACGCTCCAATGGAAAGCGAATTGGTCGGAGTAATGACGGCTGGTCCCTTCGTCACCTCCTCCACAACAACGCCGGGGCTCAACTGCTCTGCCATGTCTCACTCTTCCTTTGGCAGCGCTGGAGATTCAACTTCTACCGAAATCGCCCGCCGGTCCTGCGCTGCCCACAGGTTCTCAGCAAGCAACTCCTCTTCATCCATGAAACCGTCCGAAGGGAACACTCCCCTCGCTTTCACGACAATCTCCCCACCGTCTTGCTTCGGGAGTGCCAGATCCTTGCGCGTTCTATTCGTGATGCGAATTCGTCTCACCGGAGGTCCTCCACCTTCACGGTATCCAGGTACCGTTCCTGTTCGGTCTCAAAATCCACGATAGTTTGCAAGATCGTAGAGAATTGCTCAATGTCGTACGTCCCAAACCCGTTGACCGAATTGTCTAGCAGAGTTTCGAACGAATAGACGTGGGTTCTTTTCAAGTACCCGTCCACTTCAGGCCCCACACCCATAGCCGGGTCGAACGCTTCTCCGCGATCCATGACCGCGTACCGTTCCCACCAGTAGTCAGCCATGGTGGTGTTTCCGTCTGCCAGCGTCACTTGAATCGCCCCCCTGAGAGGGAAAATGTACAGAAGTGCCGCGTCCAAGAGAATCAACTCTACAGGGTCTCGCGAGTACACCGAAATCGCCACCTCCATGACCAGCATGTCCGGGTGTTTTCGGCGGCGAAGGTACGACGGGACGACGATCTCTTCTCCAGTGCTCGCAGACGTGATGGTGTCGGTTTCCGTGCTTTCTTCATCAATCGGGTCATCGTCCACCGCGCCCGTGTTGTTGATCGCGTAGGGCTGTTTCGAGAGGCCCGAGTAGTTGAAGGAACAGCTAGGAAACACGTGGGGAAACTTCCGCCCGTCCGTTCCCTGAAAGAACACCGGAACCACGTTGTACCCATGCTGCTCAAAACCCGCCCCGTGGGGTCTCAACGCCGCGCTGTTCCCGGTAGCGGGAATGTCGCTCTGCGCCGTCGTAACACCCTTCTTTCGCATCGGGATTCGCAGTCCGTACGACCCATGCACGTTCTGTGGTTTTCGGTTCGAGTCCAACAACGCGCGTCCCTGTGAATCCACCGGGTACCCAGTCAAGCGCTCAAAAATAGCCCGAATCAATGCAGCGTCCACGTCACCCTCCCTTCCGCAACTTGGACAACACACGCAGCAACACACGACGAGCCTCCCGCACCGCCCACGCTCTCAACGGTCGCCAGTGCGGCCTCGCGGGCATGCGAGAAGTTCCCTCTTCCAACCACTTCGCGATTGTTTGGTAAGAAACCCCCGACTGTGGATCCGAGCCGTACGGACCTATCACGTATTTCGAACCCACCTGCCACATGCGAATGCTTTCGAGGTATCCACCGGATCGTTCGAAAGTCTCTTTCGCGTACCCGTGAAGCTGCTTCCACTGAAGATAGTCCTCGCTCAAGGGCAGCACGACTCTGCCCAACTCACGAATCCGCTTCTTCACTTCCCGTACAAGAAGCTGCGCAAACGTCGCTGCTTCCTTCTTGATTTTCGCAGGAATTTTCTTGGCTTCAGTCTTCAACTGCGCCGCGACGCCGCGAAAGTCCGAGCGTTGCATCACCACAAAGGGCCTGCTGCCAAGACCTCTACTCACGACAGCACCTCTACCGCATCTTTCCAAACATCCAGAAGCCCGTTGGGACTGAGAACAACGAGGTCCTTTGTCTTCCCGCTGCCTACCTGAAAAAACGACGGAACCGTGATGGTGTAGGTTGTTCCTGAAACCAAGACCGGAACCACCACCTTGCCTCCGAGAGTGACTTGGTGCGTGGTTGGAGAGAACGTTCCCCAATCCGCATCGAACGTCACCGTGAACGTTTGACCCACGTTTTTTGTGGTCGGAAGTGCCGTCAGGTCTCTGTCGAACTTTGAGCGAAGCGCTTTCGTGCGCACGCGTACCACTTCTGAACAAGTCTCTTCAAAATTAAGATCCTTTACATAGAGTCTGAAGAAGTAGTCTGTTTCAGGCTCCAGCTCTCCCACGTTGAAGCTCGTGATGAGTTGCCCCTGTGTCTCGATGAACGTCGAAAACGCCATGGTCTGGCGATTCGCGGAAGGTCCAAACGCCCGAAATACGAGCTTGGAAGAAGACACACGGTCCGCACCTCTCGGTTGAATACCTCCGATGGCAAACCCCGCCATCTGTGAAGTCTCCCGCTCCCGCAGCGTCTCCTCTCGGGTATCCATCCAAAGCTCGTACGCGTAGAAGTCCGCAACTTTCGCTTTCGTCCACCGCACTCTCGCAGCGGTATCTTCCGGGTCTCGCTCATCCGGTTCCAGAAGAGGAACAATCGGGGGACCTTCCGCCACGCCCAGCGGTGTCTTGAACCCTGTGCGCGCAGATCGCCGCCACATGTTCCCGGTCATCACATCGCCGACACCCACAGTTCCATTCGGTGCCTCTGGAACCGCCTGAATCGCACGTTGAAGTCGCTTCGCGTCTCGCTCGTACTGCGTCTCCAAGTCCGCAGCCAGTGACAGAAGCGTCGCAACATCCGAGTCTGTTCCCTTTCTCTTGACCGCGTCCTGCGCCTTGATTTTCAGAACCAAAGACTGTGCAAGCGTGAGTACCAGTTCGCGCTCCGCCGCCGGAATCGCCATGGGAGAGATGGACGGATTGTGTCGAAGAGCCGCCCTCTCCAGGATCTTGTCCAACTCCCAGTTGGAGAAGACGTGGTGCCGGAGCTGCGCGCCCTGTTGGCGCACGTCAATGGGTCCGAAAGGTTCGAGGTCGGAGGTCGGATGCTCCTCATTCATCTCCGCGTTCGCCTCAACCGCCACAGATGGGTAGCGCTGGAGATGCTGGTGTAACTTCCCGACGGTGTCAGTGAGACCCCCAACAAGCGAAAGGTCAAACCCGCGCATCGTTCCGCCCGACACCGCCAGAATCAAGCGACCGTCCGTCAGTTCGAGAGTCGCTGACGTCACCGCAGTGTCTTGCACACTCACGGTGAGAGCAGTCATCACGGGTTTTGTGTCGCGAATTACGCGGCGGAGTTCACTAACGAGGTCTGCGAAGGGCATAGCGGGATACTACCCGCCTTCCAAGGAGGGGGCTATTCGATAGCAGGGGCAACGATTCCGACTCGAATCAAATGGTCCACGATTTCTCGCGGAACCAGGGTCTTTACGCCCTTCTTGAACGAGTAGCGGTGCGGTCCGATCTGGATACCACCCTCCGTCTTGATAGGAAGAATCGCGACTTCCTTCCCCGACACGTCGCCGCGCACATTCGCGGGTGCCACCGCAGGTGCTTCCGGCGGAGTCAAACGCGCTGGTTCCGGTGCCACCGGTGGTGGTGTTGGAGAGGGTTCTACCTTCGCCGCTGGAATCGCGGGAGGAGTCTCCGCCTTCGGGGCTGCGGTGGGAGTCTGCGCAGGAGCACTGGTTCGAACCGCGACTGGAACTTCTTTTTTCTCGTCTGCCATCTTTCACTCCTTGAAATTGCGGAGGCTGGGATCGAACCAGCGACCTTTGGGTTATGAACCCAACGAGCTACCACTGCTCCACTCCGCAGAAAAGACCCTCCTTCGGTATTCCGAAAGAGAGCCTACCGGACTACGCCGGTGTCGGTCCCGCTTGGACAAAGATCACGTCCACTTCGGGCAGCGTGCAGTTTCCGCCCGAGGTGTTCGTCACAACGAGGGTTCCCGTCGACTCGTCCCACGTCCAGGTGCACGACTTGGACGTGAGTGTTCGCGCACCCACCGACCCCGAACCAGTCTGTCGCAACGACACCGCCGCAGGTGCGATGTCCGCACCAACCATGTCGGAAAAGACAGTGGTGAGAGTGTCGTTGTTCGCCAACGTGGTAGCCGACTTCGCCTTCTTGAAGTGCACATTGGACTCGCTGAGTCCATGTGCCATCGCTACTGCTGTTCCTGTTACGTTCGCCATCTCATTCTCCTCTGAAAAACCCTAGTTACTGGACCGAAGACAGAGAGGACTAGCCTCCTGCCGACTCTCCGACAACGATGTTCTTCGTTTCGAGGAGAGCAGTTCCCCAGATGGCGTACCAAGCCATTCCGTGTTCGCGACCGTAGTCAGTGACTCCGTTGTCGCGGAGTTCCACCGGAAGTGCCGTCGCGTGACCCACCGCGTACTCACCGAACATCACGCACTGAAAGATGTTCGTGCCGTTACCGCTCACGCCCGTTCGCAACGCGTTCGAGTACCCAGGATCCGCGTACTCCCCGGTGTCTGCGTCCACGGTGTTGTCGAACCCGTTGGGCATCATCGTGGTCGAGACGAAACGCACGTCGTGGTAGCGACCGATCTCGCCAGTGTAAATTTGCACCGCACCCGCGTAGAGCGACGCGTTGATCCAGTTGTTGTCATCCGACAACGAACGCGCTTGTCGCGGATGGATGAAACACACGTAGTGGTCACCAGCCCACTTCGGGCTGTTGTTGCTTTCGAGCGTGACAACCATGTCCTTCACCATGGTTGTGTCGAAGGTGTCGTACGCCGTCAGCGCAGTCCGCGACGCTTTTCCACGCGCGTACACCACAGACGTCGCGGTCATAAAGACGTCGCGCAACTGCTGATCGAGCACGATTGCCATGTCTCGACCGAGAAGAAGAGACGCCGCCGCGAGCTGGTCGTAGAACGACGTCTGCAACAGGTACTCGGTGAACGCAATGGCGTTTCCTTGTTCGTACACCGTGAGTGACGTCGTGCTGATGCTCATAGACCGCGACTCCATACGTAGCCCTTCCGTGAGCTGCCCGCCACGCTTGATGTTCCCGAACTTCGGCATCACGATGGTACGTCCGGGCTGCACACCAAGTTCAGTCTTCTTCGTGCTGAACTGGTCGAACTTCATAACGGGCAACGCTGCGAACCAGATTTCCGCCGCGTACACGTCACGAACTGCCGCCGAAATTGTGGTCAAACCTACGCCAGACGTGCTGGCAGTCATCAGAACTGAGGACATCTCTACTACCTCCAGACGCCCTCAATCGGTGGGGCGTTTTGAAAACGGACTAACTGTTTCCCACCGGGATTGGCGGGGTGGGGTTGAATCGCTGTTGAAAAGTTTGCTGCGCATTTCCAGTTGGCTGTAGTGGACCCTGGTGCAGCGCTCTCTGAACAAGGGGGTCCGCAGCAGCCGCCCCCTGTCCATTTCTCAACGCTGCAATCGAAGCCTGCGCCGCCGCCATCTGTGTCGCTGGTTGCCCCGTTGGTGTAAATGATCCACCCGCCAGTTGTCCAGGGACCGCTGGTGCCGGAGCAGGAGTCATAACCCCACCAGGAAGTTGCTGCTGAGGCATCTGCGGGGGAAAGAACTGTTGCGGCGCAAACTGCGGCGCTGGTGGGGGATATGGTTGAGGAGCTTGTGGTCCGTACTGGATGCCTGCCACCGCACCTTGTTGGATCCCCGCGAGAATCGCGTTCCGGTTCTGCGCGTACGTCCCGTTACGTACTGCTTGTTCCGTCGTGAACGCCTGAAGAGGCGGTGCAACGGGAACAAGAACCGCGGGGGCATTCGCAGGTGTGGGGAACCCTCCGGGAACCCCCGGTGGTTGAACAAACGCCGGAGAGGGGACCGCCGCCAGTGGTGCCGGAGCCCCCTGTGGTGGTACTGGTGGAGTTCCAGCAGTCGCCGGAACCGACGCTCTCCCCTCATTGAACGCCCGAAGCCACTCTTTGTTCGCCTCCACCGCGCTCCGTTGGATCTCCTCCGGGGTGTTCCCCTGAACCATCCCAGGAATGATCTGCCCGCTGTACTGGGCGATCACTTGTTGTCGGTACCCTGCGAGTTGTGCCTGGTACGCGCGCATCTCGGACTGGTGGAGTTGTTGACTGAGAGAATTCAACGATGTTTGAACGTTGGCGAGTTCCGAATTCTGTTGTTCGGTCCTCTTCGCCAACTCCGCTGCTCGCTGTTCCGCTGCCCGCGCCCTCTGCTCCGCCGCTTCCAACGCCCGCGCCGCATCCGACGTGTGCGTGTTCACCGGGGTTGTTTGAACTCCCGGTTGAAGTGCCGACAACCGCGCCGCATTTGCCAACATTTCGGGTGTCGGAGCAGGAGGTGTCGGTGGGGGAGGAACCGCCGGAAGATTCGGTGGTGCAGTAGGAGGACTTCCTCCCGCACCGCCGGGTCGCCCGTCGTCCAAAGCCGCGTTCAACAGAAAGGCCATCATCACATTGCGTAGCATCGTCGTTCTCTCCTTCAAAAACCCCAAGAGTCCAGAAACCTAGATCCGTCCGGTGTTTCGCTTGTCCATCGAAACAACGGGAATCGGCGTGCTGCCCGAACGCGAGGGTTCGCGATCAGGTCCAGAGTTGCGCGGGTTCGAGTTGTTGGGACGCTCGTTCAGCATCGCCGCGTACAGAGAACCAGCTCCAGGAATTTCACCCTGTGAGCGGTTTGGTCCCGTGTTGTCGTTCGGAAACTTTCCGACCCGCGTTGCCTCGCGGTAGGGGACGTCAGTGTTACCAACGCCTTGCTCCTGGTAGTCTCCCGGAGCGGAAATCATCGCGGTGCCTGTTGTCTTTGCCATGTGATCCTCCACAAAAAAGTTTGAACGGCGGAGAAGAGCCTACGCAGTTCTCAACAAAATTTCCACCCCCAGACACAACTACCGGAGCTTCTCCCGGTCATGTCGGGGTCTCAGGGTGCCCCGGTTCCCCGTAGAGAGGGAGGGAACCCGTCCCTTGTTGGTAGCCACGGGATCACTCGGGTTCGCTTCTGCTCGCTTGCGGGTAGTAGATTCTCCAATCCACTCCCCACGCGCGTCCACCGCCCCTTGTTCGTCCCGGACTTCACGGCGAGCCGCATCGTGACGATCCGCCATCTGAAGATGGTGCTCCGCCTCTCGCTGGATACGCTCCATCACCCCCTTTTTCCTCGGGTTCACAGCCGCAGAATCCCCCGCGTCTTGTAGAACGTAGTCCGCCGCTACCCGGTGCGCGTCAGCCGCTACCGCGTGATCCCGGAAACTTCTGGACTTATTCGCGAGTTTTGAGAGACGCCCCGCGTCCTTCTGCGCGATTTTGGTTTCCGGTGGTGACTCACGCATCCCGTGGTAGCTGCCGTGTGTAAGAAGTGCGTGCTTCAGAACGTCCTTTTCAGAGGGTCCCGAGAACCCGCATCCATGGGCTGTGCACGACATCCCATGCACCGGTGTCGCGTCCACACCCGTCCCACCGTACACGCGTTTCGGGATCGGGGGTTGAGGGATCTCGCCAAGCGGTGGGGGGAGTCTCGGTAGAGTCTCCACCGGAGAAGCGAAGTACATAGCGGACATTCCACCGAACCCGTCGCTGAAAGGGGTGAACGGAACCCCTTGCGCAAAGAACTTGTTGTTCTGGCTCATGTTCAGACTCCGAAATAACGGGCTCTCCGCCCAGTGGGAATGCAGTGTTCTTCCCACATCCCCGCAAGAAGATGAGTCAGTTCTGCATGTGTGTAAAGAATCTCGGCTCTCTCAGAAGTCCGAGGCCCCACCTCCCGCCGGTACCGAGTCAGGGGGAGTCCCGGAAACTGCGATCCTGGTGGGAGGTCCTTGAACATCAGCGCCCTCTACGTTTCGTGCCGAAAGCTCCCTCGAAATCCTTCGAGGAAAACGTAGACCCGCCGAAACCGTGACCCACCAACGCCACGCCCGCCGGTGTCTGGATCTCGTCACCGTCCCCATCGCCGCGACCACCAGGCAGTCGGGACGTCGGGATGCCTTCATCACCATCGGGCTCCAAGTGAGCTCCATGGACGAGTCCGCAAAGCGCGTGTTTAGAACCCTGACACCCGCTCATTCCATGTGCTGCATTCCCGCGAGGAGTTCCTTCGGTCTCAACTCTCCCCACGTCTCCCGGAAACATCCCGTGCATGGTACCAAGACCCGAAGGTCCAAACGCCCCCATGGGTTTCGGTTTCGGCGGGTCTCCCACACCAGGCGCAATCGCGGGTGGTTTCTTGGGTTTCTTCCCCGCCATAGTCTGCGCGGGTCTCGGGGATCTTCGCGCCGATGCCGCTTTCAAGTCAGGGGCAGCCGGAGGTGCTCCTTTGTTTCCAGCAGCGGGAGTCGCCATCGGTGCGGGTGTCGGTCCTTCGGAATGTCCACTCATGTTGTTCTCCTACCTTTTGAAGTCTACCCGATGCGCCACGTCCAGAGACGAGGGGTCGCGGTCATGCCCGAAGAAATTCCTCGGGTCCGGGATCGGCTCCTGTTCTACAATGTTTTTGCCGTACAAGTCAGCGGGTGCGGGTTTGTCTCCGAAGTAGAGTGCTGACCCCCCTGGAAGAATCACGTAGTTCCTTCGGGGACGGTCCTTCTCCATGTTCGCCGCCAAAAAGGGTGCGATCGAGTCGAACCGCTCCGCGTCCGTTGCGTAGAGGGAATTCGCGACCGCAACTCCTCCGGTGGAAGACCGGGATACGTTGTATTCCCTCAAGCGACCTTCCGGGTCGTACTGGAGTCTCTTCTGAAACTTTGACGGAACGAAACCACCACCGGGGAGAAACATGGAACACCTGCCTGTTTTTAAGCCCTAGTTTTGATGTTCATGCGGTGCAGAACGGGGAGCGTGTCTGGGTGTTGAGGGTCGCCACCCGCTTTCTTGAGCAAGTCTTCGTAGTGCGCAATACCTTGCCTCAGTATCGGGGCTTTCTTTGGGTCGGCAGCCGCCGCAGTTCGAAGTTGCTTCAAATCCATCATGTGTTGCTTAACCGCGCCACTCATGGTTCCAGCGTGGATTTGATCGTTGAGTTTGTTTCGAGTCGCGTCATCCAACTTCTCTTCGAGTTCCGCGATGAGCACATTGCGCTTCTTCTCTCGCTTCTTCCCACCCTTCATCTCTTCCCAGTGCGTGTCAGCAACATGTTCACGATTGCGTTCGATTGCCTTCGTAAGACGCGCGATGTACGCGTCATGCTCCTCGTTGCTAGCCGTAGCGCCTTTCGGTCTCAAGGCAAGAGTCGCTTCATTAACGCGACTTCTAATGTCTTTCGCCAAAATTCCATGCGCTGTTTCCTCGCAGTTGCTCATCCCGTGACCGTGATTCGTTTTCATTCTTTGTTCTCCCGCTCTTCTGCTGCTTTTGATTTTCCAGCAGCCTGTTTCTCTGCTTGTCCTTCAACAGGTGTGGTGTCTCCACCCGCGCCAGTTTCCGACGTCGGAGCCAGTTCTTGGTACCCACCGCTATCCGAAGAAGGGGCCGCCTGCGCTGCTGACTCCATCCGACGCTCGATCTCCGCGCGATCCTCCGCAATCTCGGGGATGCGCTCACGCGCCCACGTCGGATCCACCCACCCCGCTTGCTGGTAGACCGTGTAAAGCTGCGCCTGGAGTGCTTCATCCTTCGGAAGAACGTCGTGGAACGTGACTTTCGTTTCAAACGGATTGAGATACGTGGGTCGCTTGCAGCCCGTAGGGACGAGCATTCTCGTCACAGTTTCGCGCACCACTTCCGCACCCGTCACAGGGTGCAGCAGAACCTCTTCCCATGTCACTTCCTCTGGTTCTTCTGGAATCGTGACGAACTTCGCGGGCAGTTTAGTCTTTCGAATCGCAGATCGTTTGTTGTTCGGAAGCGGAGGCGCAGGAGTGGGTGGTACAGACGCCGCTGGAACTGAAGGTTCCTGCCCTTCAGATGTGGGTGGTTGTTGCGACACGCCCGCCTTCTCCATGAGCTTCGCCTCTTCCTCCTCCACGAGAACCGTGTAGTCCCAGAACGAGGGTTTCTTGAGCTTGATTTCTCGCGCGATCATCGAGAGCGGTGCCTCCCGAATCTCCGTCCCGAAACCGTACTCCTTGACGAACTTGAGTCGCAACTCCTCTGGCTCAACAAATTCCAGGGTCTCAGGGTCTATGTGGAAACAACGCTTCTGTTTCACTTCCCGCAACTCGAACGTGCCTGCCGTGGTGTCGTGCGAATTCGCTACCCAGACGCGCGCTTTCTTCCCTGTGGGTACTTCCACAATCCGACCACCGCACTCGGAGCACAAGTCGTAAGGCAACGACAACAGACCAGTAGCCTGCGCGATACGGAGCACGAAGTAGTTGATCCCCTCGAAACCCGCTTCGTAGTACGCGCGTTTCTTCTTCGTCTTTGCCTGGAGTGGTTGGTACTGCATCGCCAGCGCAGTCCCCGAAGTGTTCGAAATGGGTTGCATCGCACCGAGAGCCCCTTCCGGGACGTCTGAAAGTTCATGCAATGCCTTCTTGACCATCGAGAGGTAGTTGTTCGCCGCGCCGAGGTCCGTTTGTAGATTCAACTGTTCGACACGCGCATTCTCAGGCAATCCCGCCCAAATTTGTCTGGGTCCGCGCTCCAGCGCTTTCGCACGCGCCCCGAAAATCACAGTCACAGGCTGCCCCTGATAGTGGATGACGTCGGAGATGTCCGTGGCCTTCTCGTTGAACTCGCGCTGCAAGTCTGTGAGGTCCTGACCATCTCCAAGCCCGTAGTACTCACGAGGAACTGGTGTGTTGACGATGTGCACAAGCGGGATCTCTCCCAGAATGTTTCGTCGAACAATCGGCTGTTCTCCCTGGAACTGCTCGATGATCTGGTCCGCTGTGATGATTTGCGAGAATCGCTTCGTGTGTAGCTGCCGCCCTTGGTGATTTCGGCGGTCGTCACGATCCACGTACGAGTTTCCACGGTCAGCAAAGAAGATCGTCTCGACTCGCACCGCCGTGAGCACATTCACATTCAATGGATCCCACGTTGGAAACACCTGCTCTGACCCGAGTAGTTGAATCCGAATCTTCCCGTGTGAGTACGGGTTGATCCGTCGCTGCATTTCCGTGGGTTCCTCGTAGGTCACGAGAACGAACACATCACCAGTGATGCCACCCATGAGAGCAACCTCCCACGAGAGTTGGTTCGCGCGGTTGTAGTTCCAGACCTCCTTCAGCAGTGGAAGCGTCACCCGCTTCAACGCATCCGCAACATTAATAGAGAACCCCGCGCCCAGAAGAAACTCCGCGCTTTTGTCGATCAGCTTGCGGTAGTAGTTGATGGTAACGAGGGGCTCTCCGTCTTCCCTTCGAAAGTTCCACTGCTTTCCAAGGTAGAATCGCTGCGCTTCTCCGTACCGTTGAATTCGAAGGAGTTCCGCCTGCTCTAAATTCAGGAAGGATCCGAGCTGTGACGGTTCTACGACACGTTGAAAAGGGACTGCGCTTCCGTAACTAGTCCCCGAAGGGAACGCGATTGGCATTACTTCTTCTCCTGTGTCGGGGTGACTGCTTCAAACCCCTCAACGACGAGCCGCACGTTGTTCAACCCGTACTTCCCAGAACGGGAGTTCGGATCGTACTTTGCCACCATCTCGTCCAGTGGTTGTGGTCTTGTGGGCAGTTCTCTCTGTTTGGACACGGCGAAAGTCACTGGATCCCCCTTAGTCACTACCAGAGGCTCCTCCACAGTCGGGAGCACTTCTGGTTTCGGACCCTCCGCCGCTGTCGTCACGCGTCGCCCCGTGTCTTCGAAAATCGCACGTTCTCTGCGAACATCTCCCCAAAAAACTTCCACGAATTTTGAGCGGTGTTCTTTCTTGACACCCTCCCGCTCCAACAACACCGAGAGTGTGAGTCGCTGAACAAGCGTCTCCACCCAGTACCGAAGCCAGTTCAACGCAATGATGAGCGCCACTCGCCAGCCTCCGATCAAACGAAGTTGGTCCGTGTGAATGAACTTGTCGTAGTAACGGATGTGATGCTGAGTGGGTTGTTCCTTCATGGAACGAGGGAACCACGAGATCGAAAAGAGCGCTACTCCGGCTCTACCTTCGGGGAGGGGATCCCCGCAGTTCTTCGGTAGTTCCGCATCTCGTAATTGCAGTACGGAACGTGCCTATGTGCCTTCCCCACGCCCTGGTTGAAGTACTCGGGAAGCGACAGGATCGTGCGTGGGTCACTCATCAAGTCCTTTGTGAGAACCGGGGGGTAACTCCACCCACCGCGCGCTGCTCCTCCTGAAAACGCCATGGAAACCTACCTCTCTAGACTGCGAAAAAACTATCGCGGTCCAATTTCGATTTGGACAGTCGTGGACACGATTGGCGTGGGTCCGCCACCCGCCGTGTACGTGAGCACCACGCGCAGCATGTCTCCCGCACTGAGGTCCGCTTTCGAACCATCGATCAAAGAAGTCATGCTGTGCAGTGTTTTTGCCGCATCCGTGGACCCAATGGTCTTGGTCGCGGTGAGAACAGTCGCGTACGTCGCCCCGCCGTCCGTGCTCTTGTGCACGTCAACAACCATGGATTCGCCAGACGCACACACCTTCGGAATGACGACGTGAATGTCTTGGATGCGTCCTGCTTGCACAATCACGGGGGAATCCCCCGGAACGATGTTCGCGGACGCTGCCACCGCTTGGTACGCGATGAACTTGTGCATCGCCCCGTAAATCTTCCGAATCGCCTGCTCACTGAGTGGGGTGTGAAGATCCTTCTTCGAAATCATGGAGACCCTCCAGCCGCGGCCTCCTGCACAAGCCGTGGAAAAACAACCGTTGAAAGATAGAACGCCTCCCGAGGTGCAGACAAGGAAAGCCGCTGAGTTCCCAACAATACCCCCTTTGCCGCCATGTCCGCAAAGTGTTCACGAGGATCGTCCCGGTACTTCGGAAGATCGAAAAATGTCTGCGCTCGATGTACCGCCAACCACTCAGGGGACGCAGAAAACCGATGGGGTCCTTCTAGCCCGTCATCCACGCCGTGTCCCACCTCGTGAAACAGCGCCCTCTTGAGAAGGGTACCAACATCCGGGGCCACCTGAATTTCGCGCGTACCGTGTTGGAACGCCGCCACCATCTGGCGTACTTCAGGCGTGTTCGAGACCACCACGCGAGAGATTCTTGCCGGAATGAAGAACCACGGCGGAATCTCCGCCAGGATTCCAATGACGAAACCTCGGTATCTGTCGCTTCCACCCAGCACGGGAACATTAACGTCCATAACTCCTCCGCCCCCACCTACCTCTAGCGTGTCTGGCCTCAAGTTCATCCCCAGAATTGCTACCACTCTTGGTAGCCGACACCTGAATTTCTGGCATGAGGACGCTGTCCAGGTTCTTCTCTCCCCAACACGCCAGCATCGCAGAACATGGGTAGTCGTCATGCTCTTCAGGCCCGTCTGGTGCTGAAACGAGGACGTGGTTGCCCACTAGGTACCTCTCCAGTTGTTCGTGTTCGTGCATGAACCGTTGAAAAGAAAGTCCTGCCTGCGTCATGGGACCAGCCGGGATCGAAACTCGACCCGACTTTAACTCCTGTAGGTAGTACTTAAAACCGTGCCCTTTCTGCGTGACCGAAAACACGAATGGAACCAACACAATCGACTCGCCGAGCATCAACGAAAGTCTTTCAGCGATAGGGTCACCCATCCCTGTAGTGTCGACAACAAGCACACGTACCGCAGTCATGCTGGTCAAGTAATGAACTATCATTTCGTACTGACCCGACGCGCCCTCGAAAGCACCCTCCAACTCCAACCAGTCTTCAACAGCCTTCGGGTAGTAAATCTGCCGCTCTTCCTCTGCCTCCGGTCCTGTGTACCGATTGTAAATCGGGTGCTCCATATCGACGCCCATCAATGTGAGCACGGTTCGGTCGTTCTTCTTCCCAAGGTCGAGGCCCGCTACTTGGACTCCGAACTTTCGTGGTGCCGCTTCACGGTAGGGATCCCACGCGCGTTGAAGCGTGACGAGATCCACTGCAACGGAGCGTGACTCATTCCAAAGACACCTAAAATTCATTTTGAATTCTAGTGAGTCGATACCACCCAAACGTGCGATCTCCTTTTGCACGAACTTAGCGTACTGAAGGTGGAACGAATTGTTGTCGCGTCGGTACGCTGCATCCTTCTCCCGAATGACTACTTCGTAGTCGAACTGGAAGTGGTTGCGTTTCCCTGTGCGCTCTTGAACCGCTTGGTTGTGTTGAATCGAGTTGTGGAATCCACCCCGCGATTCCCACGCAGTTCCAATCTTCACCATGCTCCCGTTCGTGGACGCAAGCATGGGTGTGATTTCCTTCTCAACCTTCTGTCGAGACAATTTTTGAGACTCTTCGCACACCGCAAGATGAAGTGTCTGCCCCTCGATCTGAGCCTCCGGGGAAGCCGACACCGCACGCACGAATGAACCTGTCGACAACACAACAGAGTCGGCTCGCGATGCCACGATAGTGACGTCTATCTCTTCGTCTGCCATGATCTCGTTAGCAGTTTCAGAGTGGAATATCTCTCTGATCTTCGCGTAAGCGAGATCGGACTGAAACTTAATGGGCGCGAAAATCGCACACCAGAACCCCCGCGAAAACGCGTTAAGGCGCACATCCCGTGGAAAAGCCCGTGCGAGCACTGGAAGTACAACCATCAAACCGGCGACAATCTCACCAATAGTGGTCGTCTTTCCGCACTGACGTGCCCACAGTGCTGTAATGACGTCGCCGTCGTTTAGAAGAAGCGACTCGATGAGTCTTCTCCCGAACTGCTTTTGGTACGAGTAGAGTGGGAGGTTTCCGAAGGACTCGCAGAACGTCAAAATCTTTTCCACGAGTTCCGGTGTCTCCAGTGGGCACACGTCACTCATCGGGGTCCCAGTCTCTCTTCAACATGATCGTACCACTCGGATAGTTCATCCCGTGTGGCACTGGGAGATCCTTCACCGGCACCACGGGTCCTGAGTGGAAGCGGGACAACATGTGCGATTGTGTCGGGGTTGGCGATTGGGTCTGGAGTGTCACCAACGCCTTCGACTGAAGGATGCGTTCTTGTCTCGAACGTTCCGCCTCTTCCCAGAGAGAGCGCTGAATGGATGAAAACAGCTCCGACGCCGTCAACTGCGAGGGCGGAGCTGGCACGTAGTCGTCTGATGACATTCTTCGTTCCTCCTCGGAGGTACACCTTCACAGGCGGACTCTCCAACACTTCCAACAACCACCGCAGATGCCCCTCCAACTCGTGCCTGCAAGCCTCAGAACACACCAACACGTCCTGAGACTTGAGCCTCTTTCCACACCGCATCAAACACAGGGGGGCCGTTTTCGTTCCGCCGTCAGTTCTGTAGTGCGCAACAGTCTTCCGCACTAACCGCGGTTTCACGACAGGAACAGGGGGTTCGTTTCGAATCACGACCCTCGGCTGCTTCCGCCTCTCCGCAACCTCTTCCCAAAATCGGGAAGGGGCTCTTTGAAGGAACGCGCTCACGGTACAAACAGAGCAAGTTTGTGCATCTGTGGAATGACGCGAAGATCGAACCCAATCTTTCCTTGCGCCTCTTGTGCTGCTTTGATCGCTCCTTGGACCCCCTTCCGCCCCGCACCAAACTCGGGGAGGAGGATGAACACAGGATCGACACTTGCACCCTTACACATCTGGTGCAGCCGCTCGAACCGAAGGATCACGTCTGACGCTTCCGCCTCGTTCGAGACAACTACTTTGAATTGCACTCTCGCGGCATTCCACGCCGCAACCAGCAGAGTTTCTTCTAGGATGTTCCAGCGCCAGTCATGCAGTTTCGGAGACAGAGAGAAGAGGTGCACCTTCGCGAACAACTCTCGATGCACCACACTCGCTTGCGTCTCCAGCAACACCTTCTTTCGTGTCGCGCGGAGAACCTCAACCAACTCGTCCCCCTGAAGCACGGGGTTTCCTCCCGTAATCGAAAGCCACTCCTGTGGGTACGTGTTGATTTCACGAGCAACAGCCTCGGGGGTCCGCTCTACGTACGTAGAGCCTGGTCGCCACGAGTCCTTCGTGTCACAGAACGCGCACGAAAAATCACACCCCCACAACCGCAGAAAGAGTGTCGGCACGCCAATCAGCACACCCTCCCCCTGAATTGTCGCCCAAATAGGACTGTTCTCTACAAGCTTCACGTCTGGTACTCCGTCGGGTCTGAGATTCCGGCCTCCAAGAAGCCCCGTTTCCGCGCAACACACGCACCACACTCACCGCAGTGCACGCTATCTCCGTTGTAGCAGGACCAACTCAAACTCCAATCCACAACCAAAGACTCGCCTAGCAGCACAACTTCCTTCTTTGAAAACCCCATCACTGGATTCTCGATCTCAATGCCTCCAAAATCGGAAGCTGCTCTGACTGCTTCTTCGAATCGTTGAGTAAACTCTTTTGAAGTGTCTTTTGGTGCTCCAGGTGAGCCTTCGCGAAAATCAAAACCTGTCACGATGTGTCTCGCCGACACCGTAGCCGCCAGAGAAGCAGCTA